GTGCTGAACTGGGGAATCTGTGCGGGGGCAGTGAGGACGTTGTACTCAGGAGGTGGGCCAGTGATTTGGTAATCACCCGACCCCATAATCTGGCCGATGCCACTACCAAGATACCGCACCACTGTACTTCCCAACTGGCCATAACCGAACATTGAGCCTGCAGCTCGACCGATTATTGACCCACTATCAGCGAACGGGGTTCTCTTTTTCTTTTGTTTCAAGGGTTTAGTTCTAGAAACTGCCATCCTGGCTAGTTTCTTTTCTAACAATGCAACCTTGAGTGCATTGCTGTTGGATTTCTTTGATCTGTTTGTCATTGTATTGGATACCCGATGACAACGGAGACTATCCATCCCACTAGCACATTAAGGAGCGCCGTGTAGTCGTTTGGCATTTTGTTTAGCACGGAATTATTAAGCAGAGCACCGTTTTGGGCAATTACCTAGTGGGACCCAATGCACCTGTTTGAGTCTGGTGCAGACTGATGATCCCATCACGGGTGTGGCCCCAAGTAGGGGAGCACAACAAACTCAGTGGTTCCGTTTTCGAACTCTAATGTTTGCTGCCGATATTGCTCCTCAATTGCGACCTGGGCCTCTGGTATGACTCCAAAGGCGCGGTAGAAAGACACACGGGCTAATTCAGATATATTGGTGCTCTTACGGTCCATACCTCGACCCATAATTCTCACACCGGCTTGCATACTAAGGTGATCTAGTGGTCTGGCGCCTCCGGAATATCTGTACAGGAGTGAATAAAACTCCTGCCAAACTGGGATACCCCCGGTCATGGAGATCCCTCCTTGGCCGACGGCTGAGCACCACCTCTTAAATACCTTGTTGTTTGGTATATCTGTTATAATTGTGGCATCTTTGGAGATTGCCAACCGAGGATCACGTACCATAATGTAAGCGCTACCATCAAATACAGGTTGTGCTTGACAAAACACAACTTGCTCAATGACGTCAACTGGGCTCTCACTCACCATGGTAAATCCTAGTGCGGTGAAATATTCATCGACGTTTTGTTGGAACCTATTGAGATCGTGTTTCTCCATGAAGACAACACAATCATCACCGTCGTTAACCAACTTAGCTCTCACACCAACGTGATCGCAGTAGGGGTATACCATGCTTGACATCAATAGACAGTTGCCCAACGCTGTGTTCATATCCCCACTCATACGTTTGCCTCTAATCTTATAATGTAACTTGCCGTCCTCACACCTACCACTACCTTGGTTTGCCCTCTGCCATCTCAACAGCTTCTTCAGTTCATCATTACCGGGGTAGAACATCTCATATATGGAATGCTCCCACTCTAATGCTTTCTCTGAAACATGCTGATCAAATCTTGATGCGTCCAAACCAAC